CACGAGCTCATCACGACAGGAGAGATCTCGGGAAACGCTGTGCCGACCACAGTCGCCACTGTTGAGCAGGCAATCGGTGATTCGGAAATGGAGGTCGCTGAGGCTCGTGATCAGGTGGCTGCGGTCGTGTCGAATGGCGAGGGATCCTTTGTGGTTGATGATGACGATGATGGAGGTCTAGCGGATCTCATCGGTGGCTTAGAGGTCGGTACGAAGGGCGGTCGTCGTCGCCGTCGTCGTACGATTCGTCGTCGTGGTCGCAAGGCGACTCGGCGGTATTAATGGTGACGACGAGTCTTCCGCCCCTTCTTCGAGCGACGGCTCTTGCGACGACCACCCTCCTCGGCAATACCCGCCTCATTGAGAACCGCCTTGATCTTGCTCGTCGTATCATCCAGCATACCCTTAATCTGGTCCACCTGGTGGGCTTGAAGAGTGGTCGGCATTTATTAAACGCTCTGAATAAATTCCCAGTTCAAGTCATCACAAATCTTTTTCCATATCTGGTCATGCGCGATCAAACGATCGCGGGATTTGAGCAGAGGAAAGAAGACCTTGTACTCATCGAGATCTAACAGCTCGAAGAACTTGTACAGAATGTACGAGTACGACAGAAAGTTCGTCCGATCGTTCGGGCAATACAGCAGAAACGGGGCCTGAATCTCCTGAAACATAGCCCGTATCTTCTCCTCGATCTCCGGTGTGATCGTGGGCGGTGGATTGCCATTCAAACGACTGAGAATATGAGCCCGATGCTCGTAATACTTCGAGCGATTGAGCTTCTTGAGAATCTGCCGAATATCCTCCTCCGACAGATCGGCAATATTGTCGATGCGTCGCTTCTTGATCTCCATCACGACCTCATTCATGACCTCCTCGGGAATGATGGTACTCTCCTTCGCCTGAAACTGATTCAGGATCTCGTTGAGGTGATTGATCTTCTTGTATGCATAGTTGTTCCGCTCCTTCGGGGGATCACGGAACGAGGGAAAGTCAGAGACAACCAGGGCATACTCTTCGGATCCGCAAGACGGACAGACAAGAATACCCTCCGAACTGATCTCCTCACGAGCCACATTACAGGCCACGCAATGCTCGGTCAACAACTGAGTGGCCTCTGGACCATTCGACAACTTCATACGAGCCACATACTCATCGAACATCTGCTTCTTCGACAACCCCGAGTCAACCACGGGAACATTCGCAACAAAAAACTTCAAGAAGGTATTGCTATCCTTCGGAGGAAGCGTGGGGACCGGACCCGTAGCCGTATCCTGCTTTCCGTAATAATCAATCAGGATGTCCATGTTTTTCATGTAATAATCCTGAACCGGATTGTCCTGGGCCATCTCCTCCTGAATAGTGCGGATCTGCGCATCAATCTGCGAGCACTTCACAATATCCTTGAGATCCGTCGAGGTCTCTAGCCGTTCCCTCTGTTGCTTAAGGGAGTTCATCGTCTCCTCCAGGTCCGCCGTCTTTGTCTTGGTCTCCCTCATTCCCTGCACCAACTCCTGATGAACCGAGTCCAGAGTTCCCATCGAGGAGCCCGAGGCGTTTGTCTCCCGAATCTTTCTCACCCGGAACACGTCCATGGAGGCTACTTACAAACTCCTTCGTCTGTTTCATGTAGATAGGATTCGTGAACATGCAAGGACGTTGGCGCTTCAGAGACTTCGCCGTTTCCTCAAAATCAAAGCCAAAGTTCTTCGTAATATAGGTCAGAGACAGGAAGGCAGATCGATTGATTCCACACTGGCAATGAACGAACACCGTCCCGGATCCCGTCTCACGCAACATAGCCGACATCGTCTGCTCAAAGATGAAATACCAATGCAAGATATTGGCATTCAAACTGTCCACGGCTGACAGGCACTTATATCGAGACCGATACAGATTACGAAACCACGGAGGAGAATCCTCAGGCATCGCGCAGTTGATAACGTGTGTAATGTTATGTTTGGATACGAAGGAGGCGGTGAGCATTCCCCCCGCTCCCACCAGAATCCGAGAGTAAAACCAAGCGGGAGGCTGGGCTAGGTACTCTGGACGGAACATTGTTCTCTATACTCCACGATTGTTTAATCGAAAAATATATAGAACGTGCAGGTGTTTTTTGGTTTTGGTGTTTACTCGCTGTCCATGTCGACAGCGTCGAAGCTGGCGCCGAGGTTGCGACGCACACGAATAGGAGCCGGAGGAGGCGTCAGGGCCTGAAGCGTGCGATTCGGCGTCCCCACCTCCTCGTCGTCATACGCCTCGTGCTTCTCCGGCTTGAACCAGATACGGAGGTGAATGTTCTCCACATCCACGGAGTGAGCGATGTCAACGTAGCGGAACTGCTCCGTCAACTGCTCGTAGCCGTCAGAGTCCTCAAGGAGCTTGTTGACGTCAAGACGGGGATCAGAGTCCAGGTTCTGAGCATCCCAGAACCGTGGATACGTGACGTCCACGTAGGCTCGACGCCCGTTGAAGAGCGCGAGACGGAACTGTGTGACGATGTCGGCCTCGTCGATCTTGTCCCGCATCTCCCCAAGGACGTTGGAGATGATGCGACGGCGGTAGGCCTCGCCCTCGGCGGCGGCCTCGAGAATGTAGTTGCGCTGGTTGACAGTGATCATGTTGTTCGACATCTTGAACACGCTTCCTGGTTTGCCTGGTCAAGTCAAATCCATTTTAGACGAAGGTGCTCACGAGGAAGTTATTCAGCAGATGCGAGGCTACCACCGCCACCGCACCCAGCACACCCGCACCCTGCCACGACAGCACTCCACCCGACGTATAGGCATTCGGCACATACTTCATCAGAAGATCACGAGGCGCCGAGAGGGACAGCGCCACCGTCACCAGGAAGAACGACACATACAGGGTCAGGTTCGCCCACATAAGACGCATCATCGGCAGACTCGGCTTGAACGAGGGCGCCATCTGCGTACGCGGGTGGTGATCGGAGCCCGCCATACCGGGCATAGGTCCAGCCGACTGAGGGCCCTGGGGAGACGGAAGGAGGGCATCCAGCGGGGTGGCGTCAGAGTCCATTGTTTATGAAGAAGACGGGATTTCACACGAGGCATCTTCCACGCGATAGGTATAGCACTTGCCATCAACCTTGTTCGTCTTTGTCTTCACCTCATCAAGCGGAAGAGCCAGCGTGCGATAGCTGTCGTAGTTCCGGTGGAAGATCAGGACAGAGATCCCAAAGCCGATGATGAAGGAGAAAAAGGCAGAGGCTCGTTCTAGGCCCCGAGAGACGTTGATCATTGCTTTACACCTGCGAGAAGATTGAACGACTCCCACGAGTCCCCGCAAGGAACCTCGATGGCGTTCGTACGGACACAGCCCGTATCCGTGTGGAAGATACCCGTGTCATGAGGCTCGGGAACAGCCGGCTGTTTACGGCTAGGAGGGATGATGACGCAGGCAAGAAGCATTCCAACAATCGCACCTGCGATAAGCCACGTGGGTTGGATCATTACTGATTTTCCAGATAATAATAGACAGCCATCGCAATCGGTGTGGTGACCAGACCCGAATACGGAATGAAGATAGCCAGCGCCGTGAGCACATAGGCTGCCGTGATGTGCCCCGCCAACATCAGAACACGATAGGTCACAACAATACTGAATGCCCACAGAATCGTCAGCAGAATCGTAAACACGTATCCAAAGCCCGTAGTCAGAAAGGTCCAGGTTGCCGAGGGCTTAGCGTCGTCAGTCTTGGGTTTCGGCTTCTCCACAGCCTTCACTGAAGGAGCGCTACCAGACTTGAACTCCTGTCCATCAGGAATCATCACTGTCTGTTCATTGCCGTTGGCATCCACGATGTCCAGGGTCAGACGACGTCCGTTGATGATGTTAGCCGAGGAATTCTGTTGGGCGATCTTGGTCTGAAGAGCGGTTGCCTCCAGAGTAGCGGTCTGCTGATTGATACATGCCGTATCGTTGGCATTCCCCTGACAGTTCTTGATAGCCTGATCCTTGATGTCCTTCTTGTCCTCATCGGTCAGATTTGCCACGTTAGGATTCAGAGACACAGAGGGCACTAAATGAGACCCAGCCGTGATATCCAAGGACGATCCATCCTTCACCATCTTCTGTATGGACTTTGTAATATCCGTTGCAGAGGTCTCGTCGCCCCAGGTCGCCTGCTTGATAGTCAAGCTCATTGTTAGTTAGCAAACACGAAATTCGCAAGACCACTTGTAATGCGCAGAAAGTTGATCGACTCCACGTAGACACCGACGTTGTAGGTGTAGGCAAAGATGACGCTGTCTCCGTTCGTGTTGACTACCACCGTCACAAGCTGATCAGGTGTAAACAGGTTGCACTGGGCCGGAGGAATGATCACCGGATTCGGGCTGAAGAGAGAGGACTTGAGGACGTTCTCAACACGCTGAGAGGCGACACCCATGGCTGTCGGAATAGGTTGCTGAAGTGTGAGCCGAAGAATCGTCTTGTTGAACATACTGGCGTTCAGGGCACCACTGGGTTGGTAGAGATCATTGTTCAGAGCAAAGGAGTACTGGTAGACGCCCGGAAGATCAGGTGTCTCGCCGGTGGTATGCTTGTACATCTGAATCAGAGAGAAGTAGTTCGCGGGCTTCACAGTGAAACGCTCCTTACCATCCAGCAGGATCACACCATCAATCACCGGATCACGAGGAGAGACTGAGGTGATCTGTTGCTGACCACTCGAATACAGGAAGGTCTGCGACTGGGTTGAGTTAGTAAGAGATGAGAAGGTGTCCGTATTTGTTGTCGTAAACGGTGCTGCCTTCGGGTTGTCCCAGTTCGTATAGTTGTCCCAGTCGTTTGTCAGAACCTTGTCTGTACGCTGGGCACTGAACACCAGCCGAGTCACCAGATTGAAGGCAGGCAAGAGCGAATCGCTGGATCCATACTGACCCGTGTTGTTGATGTACTTGATGGTCTTGACCAGGAAGGTCTGATCGGCACTTGCAATCTGGCTCATCTCCATCTCCGTGAGATAGGCAAAGTTGCCCTCCAGGTAGGGATCCGGAAAGAAGGACGAGAGCTGGGGACTGGTCGGGTACCCATTCTTATCAGGGGGAGACAGGAAGGGACCGATTCCACCCGGGGCCTGAATACGCTTTCCATAGGTTGGAGATCCCGAGTCTGTATCGAGAATGGTGAACAGATTAACAAGTGGCCGATAGACAACGTTAATCGACACATCCGAGTTCTGCATGGCCACCAGCGGAAGAGCCAGACCCGGGTTCTCGCAGAACCAGAAATGAAGAGGAATGGTCAGCTGACGAGACCGAATCGAGGGTTCAGGGACCTTGGTGTTGGGTCCCACGCCCGGATAGGCGGTCGGAGAAATCGCATGAGGATACTGGTTCTGCCGTCCATTGCCATTCGCAGGATCATAGAGCTCAGGGACGTTTCCGACCATCTGATCCACGATCTTGCGCTTGTTCGTGTCGTGGGTAAGATAGGAATACATCTTCATCCACTCACCCGTCATGGTCTGAAGAACCTGTCCGTTGGCTGTGATCTCGATGTGGTCAATCAGGTTGTAGCCGATGTTCTTAACCCACTGGAACTCGTATCCCATTGAGTTAGAGCGCTGGTCAAAGCCGGTGGGAGGCGTCACACCAGTTCCTAGATAGGAAAGAGGAGACCAAATATCAGGAAGGGTGATGATGAGGTAGGTATCCAGCAGAATCTGAGCATACCGGTCGATACGACACGAAATCTTTCGTGTAGTGTTCTGATCGAACTGAAGGTTCGAGCTTGTGAACGTCATTCGGATCGACTCCATGGCAAAATTGGTATGACGACGATAGACAGCACGGAAGTGTGTCATGGAGGGATTTCCATTGACAAGTTCGTTCTGTGCGCCCACGCCGACGAGCTGGATAAGTCCTCCAGGCATTACTATTGTGATTAGACAAGATACGGTTGAATGCCGGGGTACGCAGGCGTGTACGAGAGCGTGCCTCCCGCAACCACGTTCTGAGGCTTACAGCACAGAGAGGTGAACACACGGCCCAGCGTATCGCCGTAGTAGTTGTTGCGTCCCGGAGCACTCACAGTCAGGTTGTACTGATCGTCGCCGTTCGCCAGAACCGAGGTGTACATCGCATTCGTCCGGCGCTTCTGCGGAGGAGAGGCAACGGCGATCGACTTGGCAATGATTCGGCGCTTGTACTTGGTGATATAGTCCTGCGTATTATTGACCTGCATTGTAGTTTACGCAGAGAAAAGTCTAATCTATCAATGAAGTTTGTTCTGGTCAGCACACACGTTGATCAGACGACGGGGTACTCCAAGGTCGTGATCAATCTGTTGAAGCAGTTGACGACTCTGGCACCGGCTGTGAAGACCTACCACTTTGGGTTTCAACGCCATCCCAAGCGCGAGTCGATTCGCAAGGTTCCTTTTGGCGTACTTTCCTATGATGCGGCGGCCAACGAGGATCCTCGCGAGGAGGGTTTTGGATTCAACAAGATTCACGAGTACCTGGAGATGGTGAACCCTGATGTGGTGATGATCTACAACGATCCTCTGATCATCCACAAGTTCATCGAGGCGATGAAGTACAAGAAGGACGAGTCTCCGTATAAGCTCTGGCTCTACGTCGATCAGGTCTACGAGGGAATCGCTCAGCCTCTGATTGATAGCCTCAACAAGAATGCCCATCGGATTTACTGCTTTACGGATTCGTGGGCCAAGACGTATGCGAACTACGGGGCCTGTCCGGAAATCGGAATCATGGAGCATGCCGTGGATTCCACTATCTTTCGCCGAATTCCGGAGGCTGCTCGTCAGTCGGTCCGAGCCCGAATGAATGTCGAGCCTGAGGCGATCATCATGATGAACGCAAATCGCAATAGCTCTCGCAAGCGCCAGGATCTGTCGATCATGGGGTTTGTGGAGTTGATCAAGAGGTATCCCTCGGAGCCGTACTACCTGCTCTTTGTGACCAGTCTCAACGTTCAGCAGGGTGCCTACTACGATCTGGCTCGTATTTACCAGACCGAGCTTCGTCGTCAGGGTATGAGCGTCGATGACTTTGGAAAGCGCATGATGATTGTGGATACGGGTGACAACAACGCGAAGGCCATGACAGATGATATCATCAACGATCTCTACTGTGGATGTAATATCGGACTCAACACCTCGGATGGCGAGGGCTTTGGTCTCTGCCAGATTGAGCATCTGTACACGGGTGCACCGCAGATTGTCACGGATGTTGGTGGGTATCGTTCGTTTATGGATGAGTCCGTTACCGAGTTTATTGCTCCCTCAGGTCGTACGTACATGGCTGGTTCGATGCCCCTCGGATTCTGGATGCCGACCTTTACGGCAGAGAGTGTGGCTGATGCCATGGAGTCGGCAATTCGAAATCTCCCGGACCGGGAGTTGAAGGCTGTAAGGTATTCCTTCAAGACCTGGGACACAGTCTGTGCGGGGTTCCTCAAGGACCTCAGAGCAGAAATCGGATCGACGTCGAGTTAACCATCTCACCCATCCGTAAGAGACGCTTGTTGTCATCCCAGGCTGGACCATCAAAGACCTCCTTCGTGTCCGGATCGATGATCAGAGACAGACCCTTGATCAGAACCTTCTGAAGTCGGCGATGCTTCCGAGTGGTATTACGCAGGACTGTCGCATCCGAGTCCTCCGTCTTGATGTTCGGCTTGAAGGCCAGATCCTCGCCGGTGGCCGTGCTATCAAAACGCATACAAGAGACAACGGGCTTCTCACGTGCATGGAGTTTACGATGGATCTCGCAATCAATCGCCGACTCTTTCAGAAGAAGACCTATCTTCTGACTGATTCGCTCTTTC